AAGCGCTCTCATGTTATGAGAGTGCCCCTGCCCCCACTTTTCGGGAAACATTCGCCAACCAATTTGGGTTTGGTCGAGACGGGATTCTCTGTTCGTCTGAGATCCGTCTTGTGTGCTGTGTGAGATAGGCGATGCCGGCCCCCCAACGCTCTTTCGAGAATAGGAGGTGCGCACGCGCCCTCTGTTTTGCGTTCCAGATCTTCCGGGAACGCTCGGAACGAAGGAGTTCGAAGGGGTCGGCTCGACTTGCCTCCTGGTGCCTGCACTTGGTTCTTTTCTTGTGCTCGCGCCGGGTGACCTCGCGTGCTTTGCAGCGTGCCTTCCAGGCTCCATTGAGCTCTGCATCGGCATTGTAGGCCAGCACTTCCTGGTTGATGACTTCGTGTAACGGCTTTCCGCCTCCATCCGTCGGAGTAGACCTGTTCTGTACCTCTGTGTGCAGGTCTCTCTTTGCGAGCCTCTCTTGCTGCGACTTCTTGGTCGTAGCAATTGAGGTTCGCCCTCCGAGGAGGAAGCTTGAAGCTGTAACACGCGTAGCTCTTCCGCTCCCACCACCCCCGTGTTGTACACGTCCGGGGGTGCCGAGCGCGAATTTGAGCTGCGTTTGTCTCGCCAGGAAGCGCAATGGCTTCGGTGTCGGTCCATAGTTCTCTGGGACCTTCCCCGCTGCAAAGTCGCAAAGCCTGTCGCACACCGCATGACCACGTTCGCCGTCCATGCTCTTGACACCGCTCGCCTCGCCAATCCGCAAGTACGGCCGGAGACGTATGGAGCATCCGTTGTAATGTTGCTCCAACTCTCCGCCGAACTGCTCGCAGAAGACCACTCCTGTCCCTCGGAACGATTTCGCCTTGTTGCAGACGAGTCTCGCTCTTTGGATGCGGGATTCGAATCGATCGCACATGGCAGGTGGCCATAGTGCAGCGATATCGTCTCCGTTGATCTGGTATGACTCGGGCTGCCCGCTTCGGCGGGCTGCCCAGGCCACCAGACAGGACATGATGGTCCACGACGGTCCAAGACCCATGAGTGCCCCACTGGTAAGCTTCTTGTCCTCGAACTCTTCCGCACCAGCGGACAGGTTCTGAAGACGCATGTCCCCTGTAATAGCAGGGACTGCATCCAGCATCCAGTTGGGCGCTCCCGTCGCCGTGAGCAATTCGTTGAGCACCATTCGAGCTGTCGAAGTGGAGATGGGATCTGTGCCCTTTGACAGATCCCCACTGTAGGCCACCGATCGAAGGGCTCCGAATAGTTGGATCCTCTGATTCCGCAACATGCGTGAATTGGAGGCCACATTTCGGAGTCGACCAAGGAGGTACGACGAGATGGCGCGTGCAGCTTGAACCACCTCGAAAGGGTGGACAGTTGCATTGCGTATCTTGCCGTGACGCTCCTCGAACGATTGGAGGCCTGCGATCGTCTCCTCGCCTCTGCGCGTATGCTCTGCACACTTTCGGCAGGCCTCTTTGGCCAATGCCAGTCCGCTTTGTGCATATGCGCTGACGTCGACAGCCTTTGGTGCTCGAGCCAGGAACGCGGTGAAGCCGCAGGCTTGAGCGGCCCATCGATACCCAGGTGCCTCTTCCATTTCCGGCCGTCTGCACTGCCGCGCAAACTCGGTGTTGAGCTCCCACTCGTCCTCTTCGTGAGGAGGAGCCCACCACTTGCCGGGTTCGACAGTCTCCAGGTAGCGGCGCCAGCGCTCGATCGAAATTTGTTCGTCGGTCTTGCGCTTGCGTCGCGGGAGTCCTGGGAACTGGGCCATTCCGGTCCAGGGACCTGGTTTCCATGCGCCTGTTGAGCCACCGAACCACGGTGATGCAAAGGTTTGCGCCGCCTCTGCCGGAGTTGGGTTGTCTTGGCAATCCTCGTCCCGCGCCTTCTCCAGCGCACGGATGCGGATTGTCGCAATGGCAATAGCTGCCGCCTTTTCCAGGCGGAAGCGCCGAAGGCCATCCCCGCAGTGCTCGTTCCTCCAGCGCTCGGCCATGGCTTTCTGGCCTCCTTGCCGACGACC